TTTACTCATTTCCATTCTTTTTATTTACTTATTTCCATTCTTTTTATTTACTCATTTCCATTCTTTTTAGATTTGGATTTTGCCCATTTACAACCCTTTTTCTGGGCTTTGCTTTTGGCGGATTTTGCTACACGATTGTAGGATGGAACTCGTTTTCGGTATTGACGTGCACGAATTAATGCTGCAAGAAGACCTTTACAGTTCTCTTTACAGTTTTTGCCACCCTTTCTACAGATTGGAAATTTGCTTTTACCTGGAGATTTACGATTGGGTTTAAGAAAGCATTTTTTACCGCAAGATTTGTAGACACGTTTACGATCGCTACGTGTTTTTGGAGCTAGTTTACTCCAACCACGAACGGGACTTTTTCTAACAACTCGTCTGGACTTCTTAGTTGGACTTTTTCTAACAACTCGTCTGGAACTCTTCTTAGTTGGACTTTTTCTAACAACTCGTCTGGAACTCTTCTTTACACTTTTTCTAGGACTCTTCTTAGGTTTTCTTCGAATTACACTTTTAGGCATTTTTATTATATAATATAATAAAAATTTATAATATTTTTATATCTACAGAATTTCGCCACATTGAACGTTCTAGGTCATTTGTAATAATCAATCCAGTATCTCCAAATATAAGTGCCAATACCCATCCTAATTCTTTAAGCTCATCTACTATAATTGAAATTATATCACCCTTCTCCTCATCTGAATATCGTTTAAAAAATCCACCAATATCAAAATAACTGGTAGTATTCCCTAAGATAAATATGTATATTTCTTCTCTTAGTAGTCCAGTTATTCTAGTCATATTAAATTTATTAAATTCCTCAATTCTACTCGGTATAAGTTCAGAAGGGAATGCATCCATTTTATTAGTTATTATTCCTAATCTTAAATTAATAATTATCTAGTAATCTTGCGGATGGATCTTGGTTATCAGAAAACGGATGTCTCCAAAAATATGGTATCATATGTGCTTTCCCCGGATAGTATTTATCAAATATTTCTCTATAGTATAACGATTCTTTATCATATGGCTTAAGATACATATAGTTTTTACACTTTTCCTCAAACTCATCATCACTTATCTTTTTATCTACAAATTCTCTTATAATCTGAAACCAACTTCTAGATACATCACTAACCCCATCACTAAATGCTTCTTTTCGTCTCCATAGTAATTCTGGTGGTAGAACATCTCGGAATGCATCTCGTAAAATATATTTCTCCATCCTCTCGTTAGTAAACATCTTATGTTCTGGAGGAATACTCATAACATACTTAACAAAATCTATATCCGCAAAAGGAACTCGCGCCTCTAAACTCGCACCACTAATCGTTTTATCTGAACGTAAAATATCAAAATAATTGACATCTTCTAACATCTTAACATTTTCAGTCATAAATGTATATTGAGAACTCGCATTTTGAAATCCTCGATAACTACCAAATAGTTCATCAGATAAATCACCACAAAATATAACTCGATTATCACTATTATCTCGAATGTATTTGGATACAAGATAGTTACCAACAGATGCTCTTACAGTAGTTGTGCAAAAACTCTCTATCTGATAAATAGTAGATTCAATTGCTTTTAAAAAATTTTCTTCAGTTACAATAATTTCATGATGAGATGTATGTAGGTAATCAGAAGCAATTTTAGCATACTTTAAATCAGTACTTCCTTCCATACCTATACTATAGGTTTCTAACTTATTATTTGAGTATCTTTTAACAAGTGCTGTGATTAATGTGCTATCTAATCCACCAGACAATAAACAAGCAATCGGTCGATCTGACATCATACGTTTCTTAACAGAACGTTCTAATAAACTCCTTATATTATATAACATCATATCATACGAATCATCGTGTAGGGTATAATTATGTTCGTAATATCTATATAAAATTCCCTTTTCCATATAAAATCCAGGAGGAAATTGATAGGCATTTACTTCATTATCTAACCCTTTTGCTTCACTAGAAATAGTAATATTATATCGATTTTGAGTAAAAAACAAGGAACGAATACCAATGGGATCTCTGGCGATAATTAGATTATCAGCATCTATATCATAAATAACAAGGGCAAAAACACCATCAATCAATTTTAAAGTTTTACGGATACCGTATTTAAGGTATAGATGAATGATAATTTCGCAGTCGCTATTAGTCTTACATACGATATCTTCATTTTTTTGTAGTTGTGCGTGATTGTAGATTTCTCCATTGCAGATAAGAAGGGAATTATTGTGGATAATGGGTTGATTGCTGGATTCATCTAGACCGCAAATAGCAAGTCGATGGAATACAAAGAGATGATCTGATATAGGTGCAATTTTAGTATTATCTGGACCGCGATGTTGGATATGATTATAGTTTTCAGAATCGTTGTTATTACTTTCGCAACGACTATAACGACAATATATTCCACACATTTAAATGTAATTTAGTTATTTTTTAAGTAGGGGTATAGAATTTATATTTTTGGTAATACAATACATATAAAGCAATATATTTAATAAGAATAAAATGGATAACGTTATTGAAATTGCCAGAGATTATTTAAACAAAGCAGATGCGATATTTATTACATCTGGTGCAGGTATGTCGGTAGATTCGGGATTACCAGATTATCGGTCTAATACAGGTATAATTGCCCAATTAAATGATAAAAAATATAGTTATTATGACTTATCTCATCCTAAAGCATTTTTAGAGAATGCCGAATATTCATGGGGATGGTATTCTAAGCATATGCAAGAATTTTTAAATGCTAAACCACATAAGGGTTATGAATTATTACGAGAATTTATAGATAAGAAGAATCTAGACTACTTTATTTTTACAAGCAATGTAGATTGTATGTGGAAAAGATCTAACTTTTCTGAAGATAGAATTATTGAATATCATGGTAGTTTAGATTATTTACAAAGTCTATCCAAGGATGGACCTGTATGGAAGATAGATATAGATGAAATAAAGAATATTCAATATAATAAAGATACCTATAAATGTGTTAAATCTACAATCCCTGTGTCCAAAGTAGATGGTAGGTATGCCAGACCTAATGTATGTTTCTTTGAAGATGGTGATTATTTTAATACATCTCGATTTGATAAAGTTGATAAATATTTTAGTAAATGGTATATGAATATCGCTACAAAAAAGAAACGATTAGTTGTTATAGAGATTGGTGCGGGAACTATTGTACCAACTGTTAGAGAAATGTCTGAAATATTAATAAATGAACATCTAATTAGGTTGAATACGGATAATAACGAATATGCAAAATTAATTAGAATTAATCCAAGTGAAAGAGATGTTCCAGATGGTCATATTAATATACCATTACCTGGATTAAAGGCTTTAAAATTATTATTGGCATAGTTAGTTATATTATGTTAATTTTATAAGGGTATAGAATTTATATTTTTGGTAATACAATACATATAAAATATAAATTTTGAAGGGTAAATAATTTAGAGGACAGGGAATCCAAGAGCACCACCGCTGATACGGATGATGTTGTTGTTGACCGCTGTGACGATGAATTCGTATGTCTGTGTTGTAACAATCGCAGTAGACGCAGATGGAGCAATGCTCACGTTGGTGAGTTTACCGTAGTTAGTGGAACCAAGCGGGTCAAGGCAGATGAAGTCAAGAGAGTATGAGTACATATGATAACCAGTATCCTGTGGAATAACCGGGGCAGTGTACCATGCATCAACAAGTGAATAGTAGTCTGAACCCATGTTGGAGAGACGCTGAGTGTTCTCATAAATGAGAGATGTACTCTGAATAGGATCAAGATTGTTGGCAATTGTAAGGGCACCATTATTGGCATTCGCCATTGATGACGGTGAACCAGCAAGGTAGTTAGATCGATATGAAGGGCAGCTAATGTTGCGGACAGCAAAGAAGAGAACCTTGATCGCATGAGAAAATCGAATATCAAACTGTTGAGGAGCCTGGTTTACAGTGCTTGAGAATGTCTGGATGGGGGCAGTCTGCACCTGTTCGATGAGGATATCACGTGGGGCACAAGCCATACGTTTACGTTCATCGTTGGATACAATCGCGTATGTAGCCCATACCTGGACATCAGCGAGAGCAGGAACTGCAGTTAAGTTGGAGGCAGAAACCGCCACGCATGCAGTGATGACATTACCGGCAGTACCGTCAGTTGTCCATAGAGTAATAAGTTCAGTGTAGTCACGGAACTGGAAGTTAATTCGCATCTCGTTGTAGGGAAGAGCCGCTGTGGGAAGAGCAACTCCACTATCACGAGCGTAGAAGAAGGGAAGAGGAAGATTGAGTGTTGTCGCTGGGAGATTTTGGGCAGCATTAACAAGATTGGCAGTGTTACCGATCATGTTATCATAACCGTTCTGTTTGCCAGCGGGTGTGGTGAAAGCAGACCAGAAATCAAGATGAGGGGTATCAAAACGTGCTGCAACAAGGTCGTTGAATGTGATTGAGCATTCCTGGACAAGATTGTGCATAAGGTTAGGTGTGTATGAGATACTCTGGTTGGTGGCACTGAGACCGGTGCTAGTGACAGCGGGGAGATTGACGCGGAGCCATGTGTTTAGAAGGTAATCACCAGCACGTGAGATGCTGACAGACCAGTTCTGGTTGAAGGCGGGTTGACCACTCGCACGTGAGAGAACAACGGGAACTTGGGTAAACCATGTGGATTTGCGGGTTTCGCGGACGAAATACGCGGTAGCATCAGCACCACCATACATGTACTTCTCGAGTTCATCATAGGTAGCTAAATCAATAAATCCAGATGTAAGATTTGAATTTTGAAGAGACATTTTTAATTATTAACAAGAAAAAAAATATTCATTAAAAAAATAACTAAAAAATACTTAAACGATTTAGTATTTATTTAAATACTAAATCAAAATAGATAATATAATGACAAATAATAGCGATATAATTTCTATTAACAACGATATTATCCAAATGTTTAATACTCACGAAAACAATCTCGAAAGATACGAACATAAACTCGAAGAATATGAAGTCTTACTTTCCAAAAATATCTCGTATCGTGTAAGAAAACGTATATCTGATCATTGGGAATCTCTCAAATCCCTCATCCAAGACATAAAAACTCAACAATCCAAAAACTTCTATCTTCTCGAAACAACCCCAATCCTCGAAAAATACCGAAAAATCCTTAACAAACCCATTGAAATCAGCTTTATGGGCCGACAAATCAAACCCTGCAATGATATCGACCGTTTAGTTAACGAATTTATAGATATCGCAAAACGCTACAAAAATGAAATAAAATACAACACAAAAAATCAAACCAATACAAAGACCCTCTGCGATAACTGCAATAATCGCAAATCATTCGAAACACTCGAAAACGAATTGATTTGTCTCGATTGTGGTAATACAATTCCTCTCAACGAAAACCTTTCATCCTATAAAGACGTCACTCGTGTTAATATGACCGCTAAATACATATACGACAAGAAAATTCATTTTCGCGATTGTATCAACCAATACCAAGGCAAACAAAATGTCACCATCCCCAATATAGTTTATCAAAATTTAGAAGAACAATTTCTACTACATGGCCTTATTGATACCTCTAAACAAGGCAAAGATCGTTTCTTTAATATCACAAAACAACATGTTCATATGTTTCTTAAAGAAACTGGTCATGCAAAACATTATGAAAATTACTTATTAATTTATAATAAGTTAACAGGAAAACCTCTCCCAGATATATCCGATATCGAACAACAAATTTTAGATGATTTCGATAAACTAACTGCTTTATACGATAAAAAATATAAAAAACAAGGTATTGAACGCAAAAGCTTTATTAATACGCAATATGTTCTCTACCAACTGTTACGTCGTCATAAATTCTCCTGTAAACGGGATGATTTCAATATACTTAAAACAGTAGATAGGAAGAGTTTTCATGATGATATTTGTCGTGATTTGTTTGAGACGCTTAATTGGAATTTTACAGCATTATTTTAATGTCAACATTATCATTATCAATCTTTTTGACTAATATTCCAACACCTTCTTGGCTATCAATATCACATAGATTATCACCAATAGTGAGTGTTAGATGATATCCTAATAAACGGATATCATTTCTACAATCAAGTTTAGAAATCATCGGATCTATTCCGCGTCGGCAAAAGTAGATGCGATTCATATCTAAATCCATCTTATCTAACATCCGAATCGTAGCAAGATCATTCCCATTATCTGGAGGTCGGGCTGTAATAATAAATATCGGAATATTCTTTTCCATGCAATACTTATAAAATAAATATATAGGCAATACGAGTTGTTTGATATTAGATGGACTATAATATTTATCTTCGATAATAGTTCCATCAATATCAAATACAACTGCTGACTCCTCTTTTAAGTTTTCTTCTAATAATTTAACCAGAGTATGAAATACTTTGTCGTTCTTCATTTATAAATTATCTATTTATTAATTTTTTATTAAGAATAGATAATTTAAATCATTTACAAACCAGGAAACATTCCTATATCTGGAACTAACTCACATATCCCTGTCCCCGTAATAGATCGTTTTCCACACATAATACTCCCACTTACTCCCTTTATATTCTCCACATCTCCATACAATCCTGCCTTCAAAAAATTATCTAGACATTCTTCAAATGATGCCTTGGCAAGTGGTCCACATTGATCCCGCTTCATTCCATACCGAGAAATAGACAATATTGTTCCTGAAAATACCATAATATCTACCAATAAATTCACGTGTCGTTTATTAATAAAACTCCCATCACTCGAAATCACATTCATAAACTCATCAATTAAAAACTCCCTCACCGCTTCTATACCTAGTATATTGTAAATATCCCACATATTATTCGACAACACTCTTGAACTATTTACAAGCGGATGTGACAATATCTCTTTAAACCCTCCCCCTTCCGTTTCAATAGCCCATTGTTCTCGATCTTGCTCATCCCTCTTAAAATATATCTCTTTTAGATTGGGTATACCACATATTCTAATATTTTGTAATGCTGGAATTACTACATCTTCTACATACACAATATTCTTATTTTTAGGATCTATAAACTGTTCATCTGTTTTATCTAGAAAAATACTATTGATATCAATAAATATATCAATTCTCCCCATCGATAACGCACTACATATACATACAATATCATCATATTCACTCTCTAATCGTTCTACTATATAATTTAAGGTTATCTTATATTTAAAAATCACTTCTAAATTTATCTCACATTCTAAACACAACGAGTTTGCAAAATCATTTTTCTTATTGTGTAATACCAAATATGGCTTATACCATATCTCCTCCTTATTTTTCTCAACAATATTAAACTTCTTAACTATATCAGAAAAATGATATTCTACAAACGAATGCCCTATCGTCTCCCTCAACTCTGATATACTCGAATTCCCATCATTCAAGTAAATATCATATGATACCATCTTTGGATCCTTCGTCGCATTCAATAACTCAGATATTCTAGGAACTCCCATTATTACCGTCTTAGCAGTCAATCCAGCCTTGTGAAATGAATTAAGTGTACTCTGCGTCTGTTTTTCTCCAATATTCTGCGCTGTTAGTATTCCTACATTCTCACCCGGATTAACAAGTGTATTATAGTATTGAGAAGTTATCTTCTTCTTAAGTTTAGGGATTAATTTAGGATAGACTTCAATCTTTTCTAGTTGATTAGTTAAATCTCTATGGAGGTGATTGATAATGCTTTTTCGTATATCTTCGGGGATATGACCAGGGGGTTTTACATCCGATATAATATCCTTAATTTCTCGTGGTGTTAATTTGCGCTTCATAGTGTATATTATATTATCATAATTTAGATGATATAATTCAAAATTAATGATTAGAGCAAGAATTTTTGTTGTTATATATACCCTTTGCTGTATCGTAAGACATAGCTGACTTTCTAAGCATTTTATTTACTTCATTATGTAAATTTACACACCAACGACTTAGAGTATCACGACTTCTAACATCCGGTGGATTTTCCTTTATCTTTTGCTTACAATGTTCTCCACATTCAATACATGGAAGTAATAGAGGTAAACTATTAAAAAAGTTTAACGCAGCACGCTGTGTCGCTTGACTAGGTTTTTGAGGATAACTAAAGGTAATTGCGTGGAGAAGTTCCCAACATCTGGGACCCCAAGCGCTTTTACTTGATAATAATTGTTTTGCATTGTTTAAGTTTTGATGAAAGTTTTCTCGGATTTCACCGCCAACTCCGGGTAGAAATTTAGTCTGTGATTTTTGAAAATGACCAACACTTTCATGTTGATTAGCATTGCATATTTTGGGATTTTGTTGGATATCACGATTGATTTGGATATCAGAGGGACCATACCAAGCGGTTCCAATATCTTTTCCACGTCTACATAGTTCACAATTTACCGGATAGTTTTCACGAATTTCGTCAGCGGTTGGATCAAACGTTTTTATATCTGTAGGGCGTTGAACGGCATGAATAATATCTCTGACACTTAATTCATTATTTACATTATCGGGTAATCCAGGAGTAAGTATTACAGGTTGTTTAAAATTATAGTAAATGCTACTATTGGGCTGTAAAAACTTAGAAGCACTTAAGATTTCATTATTATCTGTACATAATTTACTAAAACTTGAATACATATTTAATTTATTATATATAAATATTATTTTATAAGTTAAAATCTATATTCTCGTTCCAAATAATCTATCCATAAATATATCTAATCCATAGTTATATCTATATAATTTATGGTGATTATCGTGAAATTCCGACATGTTTTGATAACTAGAATGCGATGTTATTACTGTTTCAACTATAATCGCGAACATCCACACGCAGAATGTAAATGTATTTGTCATAATGAGATATGCTGGCAAAAAAAGTGGAAATATATTACCCATATATATTTCTAGGGGATGAGCATATAACGCCGCCATCCCTATAGGATTTCTTACACGATGATGTATATAGTGTATATGTTTATAGAAAGATTGTATATGTAGTATACGATGTAATATATAAAACAGAAAATCAGCTAAGAAATAGGTTAATATCATCTCAGTTAAAAAATTATATATAGTCAGACTTCTAGATATTATCGGAAATGTACTAGATACAAGGTAGATGGATGGTATAGGTAATACGATAACATTGAATGCGACACACGGTAGATATTTTTGATATAGTATCAACAATTTGTTTGCTTGCATACCATCAATTCGAGTTTTGGAATAGGTCATATCAATGATAAAACACACGTATGATGATAATGCATACGTGATTACAAATAATAAGTAGATAAGTAAAAACATTTATTATTTGTATTTTATTTTATAAATAATTTAAGGATTGCAATTGCATAAATGACTATAGCTCTGATTACCATTACTGGTATTATCACTATCACTATGACTTGTACACAATGGCATTTTACCTGTAGATGTCTTGAAATTATATACACCACACGGATTGGGATCGCAAGGAAAAGCACATACACTTCCTGTTGGATTATCCATACTAGAATTTATATCTTCACAATTGGGATAATTATGTCCTCGATAATAGACATCAGAATTACAAAATTGTAGATATGAATCCATAGGATTTTCTGTTTGATATTGTAATTCCTCCCCTTTACGTCTATCACACCAAATTGTCTTATCGTCCTTCAATGGCATAGAACATTCCCCTTCTTTATTTATACACACTGCATTTGTGCCTGAGTTTGGTTTGGGTGTTCCGATGTACGTTTTACACTTCTTAGCTGTTTTTTTACATGCACACGTATTGTTTAGAATAGCAACATCAGTTGTGCTACCACCTATTGTATCATCTAGACAATCATAGTTATTTGTAGATAAACATGTTCCTGTAATATTGCTATATACATAGTCTTGTGATGATTGATCTTTGGTGGATTCGTCTTCACATTCACACATAGAAGTGAATTCGTTAAACCGTGGAACCTGATTATCGTTTAGAGTATGTGTAATAGTACAGGGTTCTGCGTGACAACGATATGGATCGTTTGGGTAATTCACATACTGATATTCTAAATCGTCTAATGGTATATATTTTCCTTGTTTATCTTTACATAATTTTCCTATTTCAGGTATTTCACGAGCGAGATCATCAGCTTGCTGTGTTCCACATCTTATTTTTCCTTGATTACAACCACAACCCCATACAGGATCATCATTCTTGGCATCATTACTCTTAATAATATAATCGGCATCACTTACTTTATCATAGGGTGTTTTGGCAATAACCAATCCTAAACTGTTCTTATCAGTAGGATCCCAAGATACAGTGCCTGGTTTGTATACACATACATTGTTTACGGTATCATATACTTTATCACAGAATTCATTCGAATCATCACATTTACAATCATCTTTAGGTATTTCTAGTTTTATAGGAAAGCGATTAACAAGACGATTTCCGCTTTGTTCGCTATTAAGTGTAGTATCTCGACAAGCATAAGGATTCATACATCCTTTATCACCCTTATCTCCGCTATTATAAAGATCAGGATATAGACATTGACATTCCCATCCATCATTGGTATATACGGAACGACCAGTGTAACTACCACAGAATTTTCTACCAGGGGGTAAACACCATTTTCCAGAAGGAACTCGTTCTCCATTATATATAATATTATCCGTACCAGAAACCTGTACACATACGTTTTCTCCAGAACATTTAGCATATTGGGAATTACAACTTTGAAGAGAACGGGTACTGCCGATATAAGGAGGGACGTTTTTGGGTATTTTCTTAGGTATGGGTTGGTAATTTATAAAGTTGGGCTTGTTATCAATATCAAGGATAACGGATAAAGATAATACTATGATGACACATATTCCTATAAAAATTATAATTGGTATATTTGTAATCTTTATCAACATAATTTAATTAAAACAAATAATAATTTTTATTTTTCTATATATAAAAATGTCTTATCAAATGAATGAATATTCCCATGTTGGAGCCAACTCTTCAGCGGGAAATTACAGCACCCTTAAAAATATGAATACAAATATGCCTGGTATGGTTGCTGGTCCTCTTCCTGCAAGTCAAATCCCTAAAATGAATGTTGAGACTGTCCCCCATTACAATCTTCCTCTTGGTGTTGATGCACTTACACACAATGTATCTCCTGGAAATATGGGAAACGGACACTTCACCATTGGTAATGCTTACCCTGCCTTTTCTCAGAAATGCGATTCTTTCCAGTCTAGAGATTGTGCTGGTTATGTTATCAGACCAATCCCGATTAACACGGTGACTCCTAGACCGACAATGAGGCCTGTCCACCCGACAATGATTCCTGTCCACCCGACAATGATTCCTGTCCACCCGACAATGAGGCCTGTCAACCCGACAATGATTCCTGTCCACCCGACAATGATTCCTGTCCACCCGACAATGATTCCAGTCAACCGACAATGATTCATGTTCGTAGAATGTAAGTATATCTTATTTTTTAATTTTCATTTATAATATAAATGAAAATGGATAAAAAAAGGATCATATCAATTTTGCTTACTTTACTTATGATTACAGGCGTTGTAATATCAGCTGTATTCGTATCTCAACGTGCCGATAAAGAAACTATTCTTGTATATGGTATTACTATGGCCGCTGTTATTGTATTATCATTAGCCTTTATCGGTGGATATTACGGATACACAGGTAATATATCATATTTCTCTAGTTCAATTATCGCATTTTGTATATTCCTACTTGGGGTAGTAGCAGCATCCTCATACTACACCATCTCTAAAACACCACAGAAATTTGACCCTAAAAGTGAGAATAGAATGGGAGAAATAGATAATGTAATGACGAGTTATATGGGTGTAAACTGGTCATGGTTGCTTATGACGTTTGCTATTCTACTATTTGTTATACTTGTTATGTTATATTTAATATCACGCAATTCTCTTGTTATCAATGTAAATCCTAGACTATTTAGTCTGATATCCTTATGCCTAGGTGTTATATTTAGTATTGTTATGATTTCTCTTGCTGTTTTAGCGATTATTCAATACAATTCAATGGTAAATAATATTATGATTTCAGATGATAAAGCATGGATGATCGCATCAGTCATAGTATTATTAATCTCTGTTATTGTAGTTGTTGGTGGTTTTGTTTTCTATATTAGAAATAGAAAAATGATTAACAGCGCTAATTAGAATGTATTTTAATATGACATTTCTCACACAATACCATTAGATTATGACGTATATTCTTGGGTGTCATACCTATCAAATTATCATCATTCGCAAGATGTTGTTCCTGAATGTGATGCGTATGTAGATTCCTTTGTTCTCCACAAAGAACACAATGATCTACAATGACCTTCTTATTGTATCGACTTCTTTTATTTACTAGAAACTCCTCATTCACATTAAGATACAAATCCCTAAAATGATTTGCATCTCGTATAAACTCAGAATTTAATCCCAATGTTCTTGCTATTTCGATACCATATAATTCATTACCACTTCCTTCACGTATCTTTCTTATAAATTCAATATCTCTATCAACTAATTTTATCTCGATATGACATATTTGTATACGATCATAATCATTCTGTGGAAACTTCATAATCTCATGTAAATGCGTTGTAAATATAAATGTCGATTCCGATTCTATCAACCTCTTTATGGTACTCATTACAATCCCTACAGATGATGATGTCTCCGTTCCCGCTGTTAATTCATCAGATAAAATCATACTCTTCATACTTGCTCGATTAAGAATATTATTTAGTTCAATCATCTCAGTCACAAATGTAGAATTTCCTTGAAATAAGTTATCAGTTGTTGATATCTTTGTAACACAATTATGATAGGGAGAGTATTCAAATCGCTTAGAACTCGTAAAAAATCCCATTTGAGCCAATACTAAATTACATCCAATTGATCTTAATAAACTCGACTTCCCCGACCAATTCATCCCAAATAAAATCATTCCTCTCTTATCCTTTAGAGTTATATCATTTGTAATATACTCGACATCATCCCGTATTCTCTCAATAATAGGATGACGAATCTCTTGGATATCTATATACGATTTTTCCTTATCTACGATAACAGGTCTTGTATATCCATAACGTTTAGATGTATATGCTGTATTTACGGCAACATCTATCTCAGATACTCGGTAAATTACCCGTTTCCACATTTTAGAGTAAGTTGTAATATATTCTCTAATTTTATTATTGAATTCTATAGTAATAGTTTTATCTAGATTTCTCTGATTTATATTAAGATTATTTCCTAGTTTATCCATCAAATCACACGTAATCTTAACTGTATTCTTTAATGTTTCTATACGAAAATCAGTAAAGGATAAGTTTAACATTTTACCTCTATACACTAAACCCTTGCATTTACAATCAGTATCAATCGATTTCCAAAATCGTTTAGTCGTTGTAATATATACCCCCGAATCTGTAATATTCACATTAACATTAGTTCGACCTGCACCCAGATCTAGAAGATATTCACTGATGGTATTAAGTATCTTCTCTATATCCCGTATATTGGTTCTGTATCCATCAATCTTCTCAGAATAACCTTCTCTAATACCATCCTTATCAAATACATTCATAAAATCTGCTAAAAACTCATCATACTTACAATCACCATCATCTAAACTGAATAAATTATCGATATATTTAAAACTATTGTATAATGCCACAAATTCCTTGATTTGCATATATCCCATACACATTTTCCTATACTTTTTCTCGATATCTAAAATATTTCTCAATATACCTCTATATTCATCTATCCTATCCCATACATTTTCTACCATATCATATCTAGAATTAAGAATTTCTATGCTTGTTATCGGCTTGAGAATTCGTTCTTTTAGTAATCGTTCGCCCATTTTAGTAGAGCAATTGTTGATTACATCAAATAGACTACTGAATCGGTTATTTCCTTTGGTTACTAGATTGAGTTGAAATATACAATCTTCATTCATATACATATATCCGGAATCGGTGTTATCGATATCAGGTGTATCAATTCTAGAGATGATGTTATGATCGTGGCGATATACAAAATCAAGTAGGGTGATATAGTTTCCGATGATATCTATATCTAAGAAGTGTTCACGTTGCAACTTATTGTATTTCTTTTCTCCAAATATCTTTTTCATATATTCAGTTTGATATTCTGTATTATAATATTCTTTACGGGGTTGTTGATAATAGTGTATTAACTTATCTCCAAATTCATATCTGTATCGGTTGTTTACTTCTCCAACCATAATAATTTCAGAGGGGTTATAGGAATGTATAATCCGTCTAATCTCATTATCTACAATATTCCCATTTTCACGTGTATTACAATTCCACATCATCTTATTTTTTCCTGTAGATATATCTATTATAGATATATAAACGTAAGTTGTATCGATATTAGTATTTTTACTCCGATATCTACTTACTGTGATGCAGCATATCCAGTTATTTGTAATGTCCTCTGAAATATACGTACTTGGACTATATACCTTTACTAATCTTCGGTCTTTTAGTTTAGAATCAGTTCGATCAAATTGATCAAATATTGCCACAGTATAATTATTATGTAATAATCTAATTAGAAATTTATCTAGAGTATGCACTGGAAAACCACAATTATTATCTCGAGTAACTACAATACCCATTATTTTGGCTAATACCACAACTTCTTTACATTCAATCTCTGTATTATGTATATTGTAAAAACTCCCTTCTTGAAATAATACAACACTCTTATCACCATATTCCCCTCGTATTTCCTTTTTAGTCTGTATATAAGTATCAATTAGACTCATGATTATATTTATTATTTTTCTAGTTTAAATAATAAATATAGATTTTTAGTTTATTCGAAGGCGGGGACGACTTTATCGCTAATTTGTTTAACATATCCGTTTGAATTGCATCCAATTTTATTTCCGACACATCCGGTATAGTTGTTTTGGATTTGTTGGGGAATTTCGGTATCAAATCCCATTGATAGTTTAAGAGGATTACCACGTTCGATCATTTTAAGGACGTAGTTATAGAAGTCACGGTATTTGGCAAAATGAGCGCCGAGTTTGGTATTGGTGAGGGAAAGATTTCCTTCTAATACGGTTTTCTTATAAATGATGGCAAGTACATCAGCGACGACTTTGCAGTTTTCGATGGCTTTGTTCATAAGACGGTCATTATTAATAGTACTGGGATTGATTCGGACAATAGCTTCGCTGTAATTGCAGCTGCAGCCATTTACTTTTTCAATGTAGGGAGAATTGGCAACGTTAGGATCGAATTGGATATATGTTTTTTTGCAGTTAGGGAAGTCAAGAAAGCGTCTTTCAACACTATTTCTGAGTAGAATATCACCCTGTGATAGACGACCACACATTTCTACGATGACAGCAGGAATTTCATCAACGGCTGCTTGATTGGGCCAATAAGTATCTGTATTCATAGTTCTGTAAAATTCGCAATATTTATCCCAAGTTTCATCTTCATTATATTTTCCAGAGCAACGAAGTGCCATATAGTTCTGACATTCATAGCATTGAGGAGAATAAAACCGAGAGGTTGAGCCATGTAAGAACTGAACGCTACTAGTGTCCATAAGACAATACGTGAGTGGATTACTTGGGTTATTAGGATTCTTGATATTATTGTTGGTAGAACTACCAAAATCGATAAATTTAGAATAACTCATTTTAATTTATATAAAGAGATTAAAATTTTCTTAAATTTAATTTAAAATTGAAATAATTATCTATTAAGAATTTCACTATAAGTATGGATAGAATGAGTTATTTTATTCCAGATAAAGGATTATTTGGTAGTTACCCGGATCCTACCGAAGTTGAGTATCTTGAAGGAATTGGTGTGAAATATTTTATTAATCTCACCACAGAAAATGATAAACTATCTCCTTATTGTCTCAATACATCGGAAATGATATCATTTCCAATTGATGACTGTCGTCCTCCTACTGATACAATTTTATTTATCCGATTTATTATCCGTCTATCTAGTATCATCAAAAATTTACATCATAATAAACTGGTATATATTCATTGCCGAGGTGGTCATGGTCGTGCCGGTGTTGTAGTAGCATGTGTATTATGTTATCTATATAATTATCATCCGAAGGACGCATTAGATCTTACAAATGATTTACATAATCAAAGAAAAGAAATGCGTGAGAAATGGCGAATGATCGGTTCTCCACAGACTCGATCACAGAAAGGATTTGTTGTTAGAATGTTTAAACCAATTTATTTCTTTAGGGCATTTAAAATAGGTCAATCTGTTGGTCTTAGTAATTTCTCTTATCATCCTATTGTTATTGATGGTATTAAATTCATTACTTTAGAAGCTGCATATTATGCTCAATTCCATCTAGAAGATACTCACTATGTTCGACAACTTAGTATATGTACATCTCCTTTCTATATAAAGAATAAGGTTAAAAAATATCCAGAGCCAAAATATAATCATGCTCTTATGAAACGACTTCTAACTCTTAAAGTTCAGCAAAATCCAGAAGTAAAGGACACCTTAATAAAATCTATGTTACGACCGATTATTTTTAATAATCATACCGATATCTATTGGGGTATTGGCGATCCTGAAAATAAAGGTCAGAATATACTGGGAAAATTATGGGAGGAAATTCGTCTAGAAATATATACACAATCAAACAGTTTTCCGGAGCTGTGCTCTGAATAGTTTATAACAGGGACAAAAAGGATATTTATATGAGCATTTTACACCTTTTATCATGCATAAGCAAGGGAGTTTGAGTGTTGCACCGCAACAGCAGGATTCTCGTTTGAGACGATTTATGTCATATGACTTGAGTGATTCGGTCATTTATTATAATAAATTTAATAAATTTATTATAATAATAAAATGGATTATAATACTAAACGTGTAGATGAACTCCGTAAGATCGCTAAATCACGTGGTCTTAAGAGATATAGTAAACTCAAGAAAGCCGAGTTGGTTAAATTATTATCTGAGAGTAAATCCGAAGTAAAAACTGAAGTTAAGCCAAAGCAGGCTAGAAAAGTAAGAGTAGCTGAGTGCAAAAAACCTAAATCTGATAAAAAACCCAAACAACCTACAATCAAGCAAATTCGTGAAAGATGTAAGTCTTTAGGCTTGGTATATGATGCTAAACTCAAGGATTGTCGTGATTCTAAACGAAAGGGTAAAGCTAAGAAAGAAAAACAAACAAACAAACAACCCAAAGTCGAAGATATTGATGGTGTATTAAGGGAATTTCCACCGAATTTTGACTCGTTATTAGATATGTATGATGCATATCTATCTAGTGATCATCAACATAAACTTGAATTTATTGATCATAATCCATATGCATGGAGTTTAATCAAGGAGTTTGCATCTAAACGAGGTTTACCCCTACCAAAGCCGCAGAAGAATGTAATGATATTTGGAGATAAAAAGGTATTGTTTATATGCCACGGACGAAAACAAAGAAGATTAAATGTAAATTATGATAATCCTAATATATATTTCTTTGATGTTGATACAGAAGCAGGCTCTGATTATCCTGATTTATCATCTATAAAGTCAAATACATTTGATGTTATTATAGCGGTATATTGTCCACTAACAGAGAAAGTTGTATTTTCACCAGAGATTAAGAGAATCCTAAAGAAAAATGGAGAATATATGATTAATAATATGTTTGATATTCAGACTAAAGTGATACAGAAAAATGTTGAGAAATATGGATTTCGTTTTGTGAGATGGGAGCTTAATACTATTGATTCTGTAGGTAATGCTAAAAATCTTGCGGTATTAGTTGAGGGTTAAATAAGTTTAAATATACGAATAAATAATATTATCTTAGGTCTTTTAGTTTAGTTGGTTAGAGCGTTCGGTTGTTACATTAAAAAAGGCCACAAGTTCGAATCCTGTAAAGACCGTATTTTTAATTTAATCTGTATTAGATTAAATTAAATTAAATTTATATTTTAATGGGTTGTGTACAACTTACCCAATCTATATGATCTTTGAGCTTTTTACATTCTATAGAATATAGTCGTTGTATGTCCTTATTACCGTTCTTATTCTGTGCTATAGTAGTATTATTAGTAGTATCTCGAATATATTCCGTATCACTTGTAAATTCTAGGAACTTAATACGATTAAACACCCCTTCTTTACCTATTACACTACTATCTTCTGGTAATCCTAAATGACAGTTCACGGAACGTCCTAACAATCCTGGTCCTGAAAAATTTAGAACTGAGTTGGGTATAATATTCTTTTCAACATTATCAACTATCCTGTTTATAGCACCTAGTAAGATAGGAGATCCTGGAATGGACCCAATAAATCCACAAGCTAAGTTATGTTGGCCTTCTAAAGGATTTATATTTAGATCGATTGGAACTATAAATTCTATATCATTATCTAACAACTCATCCAAATGTCCTGTACATAACATATCAATATCAGTATAGAATCCACCGTATTTATATAGAATACAATATCTCCATAAGTCTGCCTTATAAGCACCTGGTATTATTTTGTTATATACATTATATATCTTACTACCAAAATTATTTAGGATGAATTCTTCTCTCATTTTAGATGTATAAAATGTATATTCGTAATTAGGATTGTTTTCAGTCCATTTATTGATTATGTTTTGGAATTCTGGATTGATATTATTGTTTTCCCAAGTATGAAATATTCTCTTTGGTATGGTATTATCTAATATAATATTATTGAGTTGTTTATTAAAATATACAAGACCTGTACCCGACCAATGACCTAAGTGTGTTAAATTAAGCTTATATTTATAAGGTATTTTATCCCAGAAATCTGTCATATTAAGTAATGTAGGGGCATAATTATTAGCTATGTGCCCCTCTCTTAGATTAATATCATCAAAGAGTAAAATTCCTTTATAATCTCTTTGATATAGCCAATAAAGGAATTCATATTCCAATATTCCATTATGAGGGTCTATATCTACTAATATTAATCTACTATTTAATAATATTGAACTATATTTTTGCAGCAAGTGAGTTTCGAATATATTATCGTACAAATACTCTATATCATACTTGTCAAAGAATGATTTACAGGAATTATCTAATAAATTTTTTATATCAAATGTATATATCTTTGTATTATTATTACCTTTATATACATTATATCCTAGACACACGCAAGAATTTCCATTATGAGTTCCTATATCTATTATTATTCCTTCTTCAATCTGCGATGAGATATTACATAGTAGCTGATAATGTTCTATTCCTATACCCTTATTATAATCTTGTAAACCAAACTTAGTTAAAAAATCCAGAAATTCTTGTTCTATATTTCTATTAATCCTTTTTACAGTTTCCACTTTTAAATCTATAACAGATATAGAATTTCGCCTTGTTAAAGAACATATTGTTTGATTATTAATATCTTTATTTGTATGTCTATGTGGGTCAAGAATAATTTTATACATCACATCTCTATGTAATGTTGTGTATTTATGATCATATATATTTACTCTTATATTTACACAGTTTGTATTAGTATAATATATATTTGCGATATATTGTATTTCTGGGGCATATGTATCCCTATTTCTTACTAGAACCGAATCGATTTCCATTGCAAAATCTATAAATTTATTATCATCCCATATCTCTTCGTTATAAATACTTTTAAAATATAGAACTCGTAATAATACTTCTGTTGTTCCTATATAGGTTGTATCAGGAGAGAAGTAAATAGTATTTCTAAAGTCAGTATCCTTAATTCTAGAATATATATCTCTAGATGATATATTCTTCTTTATTATAGTATCAAACACTCTCGTTAATATTGATATATCGAATTGTATATTATTACATCTAGAATAAGCATCTACCAGACTTGCTAATTTGTATTTTCTGTATAATAATTTAGGTACAAATTGATTAGGAAAATACTTATTCTTATTAATCTTACTGGAAATTATTCTATCTACAAACTTCTCTTCTTCTAAAATATCTAAATCAATTGTATACTTTACAAATCCAATATTGAATCCATACTCCTTAAATATACCAAGAATTTCCTTCTCGTCTTCTTTAGAGTAATTACTATTTACCCCTGTTTTATCAGTGAGAATAAATACATATACATTATATCCTCTAAAAAAAGGTCGTAATTCATTTAAGTTATTACAGAGGTTATTTTTGTATGTTCTGAAGTCACCATACATCATGAGTGATATTGATTTACGAGTTGATTTACGTATAAAATCATTGTAAATATTTTTATTAACACCGACCTCAATTAAGAAAGGTTTATTTTTATCTGGAGTAAACTCTTTATAAGAGTCTTTAAATTTATTATTTAATTTATTTATATTAATATTAGAGTTTTCTGGGAGAGAAATAAAGTTACGACAATCTGGAAAGCAATGTGGAAATTGTTCATTAATTAAAAAAGTATTATAGTTACGACTACTAAAAAAATTAATAATTTTCATATAATCTTCCTTTTCAATATGATTTTCCCATACAATTATAGGGTTGTATTTATTAATAATATTAGTCGAACCGTTTAATACTTTATATTCAAATCCTTCAACATCTAAATGTATAAAACCAATATTATCTAGATTTAAATTATCTAAACTAGTAGCTTCAAATGAATGTCTTCCATTTACATTATTACATGATATGTGTGTAGTTTCTAATTCATTACAATAGATAACTTCAGACTTATCCGAAATAGCTTTTGTTATTGTTATTATATTATCTACGTTATTATGCTTTGACATTTTATTAATAAAATCAGTGTTTTCTTTAGACGGATCTATAGCATAAATAATACCACTTGACTTCAATGCCCATGGTATAGAATTATCACCAATATATGCACCTAAGTCTATAATATTTTTATCTTTAAAATATGGAAAAATATAAGTAATTAATTTTCTAAACATAATTTCAGTATTAGCACGATTCATATAATTCTGATAGATAGATTTATAGCCTTTGATATTATCTAATAATGCAACGTTAATTTCATCGTGTTCAAAGTTGTAAGATTGTTTGATATTATCTAAATACTTATCAAATTTATCAATATAATTACTTCTCTCTTCTTCTAATAAATTAAAGTTTATATCTTCACCCAGAACAATCGATTCATCAGAATCAATGTTAAATTCTAAAGCATTTTTTATTTTTAAATATTGATTTGCGGTGTTAATCATAATCGGTAGGCATAGGGTAGATAATGCTAGTTGTAAAGAACCACTGCAAATTATTCCATTGCTATAGTCATGACTATCATTATAATTAATAAATACATAAGTTGCCTTTTTTAGAATTTCAAACATATGTTTTGTGTCTGCGTCTTCTATTAAAGAAATATCAAATTTATTTTTATCTATATCATTAATATTAATTTTAACGGTGCTTCTATAACATATATATAATTTGATTTTCTCTTTTAAATGAAGCCTATTTATAGTATGAAAATTAACTATACATCCACATCCGATAATACATACAGAATTATTTTGTATCTTATCCTGGTAATTCATTAAAGGGTAACATGGATAAGTATAGTCTATTGAACTTTCTTTAAAATTAGCAATATTTAAATAATGATTAAAACTTGGACTTCTTATTTTATAATAGTGATTCAAACAAATAACATTATTTGAAATCCATTCACTTTTAAATAGAGGGTCATCATCAGTTGCTACAAAGAAAAATGAATATCTCTGTGTATTTCCATCAAATTTGTTAAAATCAATAATATTAAAATTATTAAATTTCTTTCTATAAAAATCTATCCATCCAAGATCGTTGATTTGATTTGTAAATATATCAACTTCGTAATAATTGTTTTTGGCATAGCTTAAAATAAACCCAAACATTTCATAATGAAATGAGAAACTATTGAACACGCCAATTTTTATTTTTTTTTTAAAACAATAGTCCCCATCAGGACCATTATCACAAAAAGGTTTTTGAGTAAGTAATTCCCATCCATTCATTTGTAAAAAATTAACTGTTTCATTTAATAAAGGAGCGTTTCTATTATATTGTGTATTTTGAATTTCAACTATTAAATATTTCGCACGATTTATAATATCAAGTGAACCTTTTATAATATCTAGTTCTGCACCTTGGACATCAAATTTTATTAAATCAGGCATAGGGAAATCAAATTCTTTTACTACAGTTGATAATGTTGATGTTTTTTCATTTGAATAATTTGATTCTGGGTAAATAATCTCTGATTTTTTATGTCCAATTTCTTTATAATAAGAATTTCCTGCCGGGTGTTCACTATTTTGGTAAAATTTCACATTTTTATCATCACAATCACTTAGCACTCCAATAAAAAATTTATTCTTACTTTTTAAATAATAGTCCTCAAAAGAGTTAACTGCATCAAATAATACAATTTCCGACTCAGGCCAAATATCTTTTGCTTCTCTTGTCCAATTTAATACATTTGCACCAATATCATATATAACATTTGGCTTAAATTCACTTCCTAGTTTTTTTAAGAAATTAATATGCTCTAATGGTAAAGTAAAATTTTCATGTAAATACTTAATTCTATCGTTTTTTACATGAAAATTAGCTCCCAAAAGGTTACTCCATTCCTCAGCTCTATTTTTCCAAGAACAAGATAGCGCATATTCTCTTCCTTTCTCTCGCATTATTGCCTTTTTTTCAGTTGTTAAATGAACCAATGCTTCTATTTCCTCACCTTGATTTACAGGTATTCCATAATCACCTACTGTATCATTTAATCCAGCTAGAGGATAATATAAACAGACCACTTCACTCATTAACATTTCCATTGCAGTTATACAGCTTGTTTCCGGAAATGTATTTGTATATAACCAATATTCGGATTTTGCCATTAAATCGTACAGCTCTATTGAATTTAATTTACCGTGATGTGTTATACTATCAAACTTATTAATTATTTCAATCATATTATTATCTGCATTATCTTTTGGAAAGTCGCCATACGAACATATATCTAAAGTAGCATCAGGTAATTTATTAATAATTTCTCTCCATATGTTTAATAATATATGTAAACCTCTCTCGCTTCTCGACGACCATATAAATTTATTTTTTATTTTATTATTCAAATTATTATTGAAAAGGGATACATCTATTCCATTATTTATAATTTTTATTTTATCGGGATTTATACTGGGATAAATATTTATTATATTTGATTTATGCCATGGTGTCATAGTAATGAATTTATCAATATTGTCATTATACATATCCAATACGTGAATTGCGTTATTACCATTATTTAATATATGTGTATCATGAAGTGATAGTATTAGTTGAAAACATTTAAGATTATTATATTCTGTTAAAAAACTAATATTCCTAGAAATAATAATTGCATGAAATTCAGTCCCATCTAACAAACCCTGTAATTTATTTTGATGAATATAAGTAACATTATCAAAAATACCTTCTTCTACATCACCACTTACAATAATTTCATAGCTTTTAGGTAATTCACGCATTAAATAAGCTACAGCTTTTTCTGCACCACCTAACGCTTTTTTTCCAAGATGTGATTCATTCCATAAATGCGTCATCCATCCCGTATAAACAAGTATTTTATTCGATGAAGCATATTTACTACTTTTATCAATATTTTTTTCTTTAAAGCGCTCTTCTAATTCATTATAAGATTTTTTTAAAGTAGCTCGAATTTCAGTTTTATATGTATTCCATATATCCTTATTACCTGTGAGTTTTATGTAATTAACTATACATCTAACCACAGGTATACGACATTTATCTTTATCTAAAAACTCTGTGTAAAATATTAAATTTTTTACAGTCTGTTCATAATATTGAAATTTAATCGTTGCGGTTAGTATAATATTTTTACAACATTCATATCCACTCGCTTTATCATTAACATAGTATGCAGATATACTATTAAAGTATTCAACTAGATAATTTCGAGTTGTATCCAAGAATAATTTTGCTGAGTTAGATATTATAATTCTATCTTTAAATTTATGGTAAAGAGCATTTACCATTAAATGCTGACCTTTATTATAATAATATTCCATTACACGACTCCCCCCTTCATTACGTTCCGGATCATATTCATATGACTTAATCCAATATTCTAGAGCATTATCCATATCCTTTTTCTTTTCATATAAATTACCTATATTCATACATGATATATATTTCTCTTGTATCCAATTATCTTGTGATAATACTTTCTTATACCATTCAATACTCTTATCTATATTATCACAATCTTTATAACTCTGCGCACAATAAAACGCGTATCTATATCTTAAGTATGTATCTTTTTCTATTTCAAACGCCTTTTCTAGTATCTCAGCATCCTTTTTATATTTATTAGGGTCACTACTACGATTTCCCTTCTTACCACTTTCAATAAAGTAATCACCATTTATCATACCTTTACTTTCTACGGGATCTATATTCTTAAGATATTCATGTAATACACCCATAAATTTCCATCGTTTTCTATTATTAACGAGGAGAGGTCTAACATAGCATGTTCCAATTCCCATTTTTAAATCGTAACTATCTTGAGTAAGGCTAGATGGTAGATTAAAATTACCATGAATACGATCATCCGCATCAAAAATTAATAAGTAATCTGTTTTATCATAAGCATATTCTAATGCAATAGTTCTGTTAGATGCAAAATCTTGCCATTTATCTTCAAATAACTCACCTGGAATATCTTTGTCTTTAAAATATTCTTGTATAATTTCTTTTGTACGGTCAATAGAACCCGTATCTGAAATAACCCAATAGTCAAACTTAATATATTTACACAAATTCTCTAAAGTTTCTCGAATTACATTCTCTTCGTCTTTTACAATCATATTAAGACATATTGTTGATTTCATTTTACATTTGTATTTATTATTTTTAAATCTATTTACTATTTTTTTTATAAGTATATTTATATCTATTGCTATAATATAAATATAAATATAATATGAATACCTTCTCCATTAAAAAAAAAATAACTAGGACATTTCAAACTGAAGTTTTAGAAGTTGTTAGTGGTCTAAATATTGGCACTGGTTCTACTGGTTCTACTGGACCTACTGGACCTACTGGTCCTACTGGACCTACTGGTGCAACTGGACATACTGGACCTACAGGTTCTCAAGGTGCAACAGGAGCAACTGGTCATACTGGTCCTACAGGTTCTCAAGGTGCAACAGGAGCAACTGGGCATACAGGACCTACCGGACCTCAAGGAGTAACAGGCGCAACCGGACATACAGGATCTACAGG